AGTGCCGGATGGCGTATTACACGACGACAGCAACGTGTCTCTTGTATAGATTGGCTTATGGAATGAATTCGGAACACAAAAGATTCCGGAAAGATCATTCCTTAGATCGTCTATGCGCGAAAATAAAGCATTAATACGACAAAAACAAACACAAACAATGCGATTGATCTTGCGTGGAGAATTAGATGTCATTGATGCATTAAGTTCAATTTGCGTACTTTGTCTTGGACTCGTACGAAAAAAAATATACGACGGGCTGCAACCACCCCTTTCTCCTTTTACGATCCAGCAAAGATACCATGACGTTTTTGCTAAAACGTATATCGGCGCAGGCATGAGAAATGAAACTCTTGTGAATTTAGCTATAAAAAATGCATCAAAAGCGACGACGATCAAAGACATACAGAGACATATTGTGCAATTTAGGGAAAGAACGGCCCGTGGAGACATGATTGGTGATCTTTACAAAAAATCGAAGGGTTGGAGTATAACAAAAAAAGCAAGAGAAAAATTTGTAGGAGACATGGTCGGTGCAGGTGTCTTTGGCGGCATACCACTTGTCCATACGGGACAATTTGTACAATCGTTGACATACAAAGTTGTGGTGCGTGGATGATATGCTTAATGTAGGTCAAGTAAATCTTTTAAATCCTGTCTTTCTACAGACCATCACTGTTTTTTATGCCAGCTTCATAAGTGATGGTCATGGTAACTTCTCAGAAGAATATAGCGCATCTTTTGCATCGGTTTGCGTGCAACAAAATAAAAAGATTTTAACTTACAAACCTGATGGTAATCATACATTATCCGATATCATCATATACAGTAAAGATCCGATTAATGTTTCAGATTCTTATGAATCTGCGTCAACTATTATAGAATACCAAGGATTTTTATATGTCGCTTTACAGCAAGAAGACTGGAATCAAAATGGACACTATAAAACTTGGGCAACACGTAAATACCAAAAGAAACTAGAAGTGGCGTGTATTTTTGAATTGGATGATGGGTCATTATACAAAACAAGTGACGGTTTTCTTTTCAAAGTATCCTGTGAAATACCTGAAGAAAAAAAAGATTTATTACGTTTGAGTGATGGTCAAGTGTTGCGGCTTAGCGATGGCTCTCTTATGGGGGTGCGAACATGATTACGGATATTAGTGGCACACTCAATGGACTATTTCGTGATCAGTTTGTGAAGACTTTACAACTGGGACAAGATTTTTTTCGTCATCAGAATCGAAAGGCTCCTATCGGTGACGTTAAAAACAGCTATGGAACACTATTGATCCAGACACCAAGTGCAATAGGTATCGATACAGATGTCTTTGGTGACATTAACCAAAAAACAGGATACTATGAAGAAAGAATTGACGGCGTACGAGAAGCTTACATGAGTATTCATTTTTTCAGAGATCAAGCCCATACTTTTGCGGGTAGACTTCAGCAACAGTTTCGTGGTTCAGCCTATAAAGAATTTCTCGCAAAGAACAATATCGGTCTAATGTCAATGTCTTCCATTCGAAATCTTGATGAAGTCGATGGTGGAGATTGGATAGAACACGCTCAATTTGATGTACACATCAATTATATTGATAACACTATTTTTTCTATCAATTCATATGACAAATTCACAGTAAAAATACAAATATCTGAAGTGGGGACTATTCTATGAATAAACTAAAAAGCGTAAGTCAATCAAAATTTGTTTACGTTGATTTACGAGTTCAACCTATTCCGAAGGCAATAGATGGTTTTGTACACATGCTTTTGGTAGGCGTATCACCTAACCTGCCTGTCGGCAATGCTTTGAGATTATACAATAGCATAGAGCATGTTGCAGAAGATTTTGGTGCTCCAGATCCAGAATATCAAGCCGCAAATATCTACTTCCAGCAAGAAAATAACAATGGAAATCTCTATGTTGGCCGCTGGTTTAAAGAAGATGCAGCTGGTGATGTTCTTGGTATCGGATATGAAGGTGATATTACAAGGTGGAATGCTATTACAGATGGCTCCTGCATCTTTAATACCCCAACTGCTATTCCACTTTCCGGACTTGATTTTTCAACAGTCATTTCGCTTTATGATGTTGCAAGCGTCGTACAAACAGCTATTGAAGCCTCCAGTGCCACCGATAAACCGACCATCACGTTTGATGGAAGAGAGTTTCGTTTAACGTTGGCAACCACAACAGAGCAGCCCTATTTCTTAACACCAAATGCATCTGGAACAGATATATCGGGACTTTTGGGTTTGTCTTCTGACAAAAAACCCATCTTGTCAAAACCCGTTCAAGCCGAGGATATTAATGACTGTCTATTGCGATTGCAGAAGCTTTCTAATGATTGGTCTGATTTTTCTTTAGCGGCCGCCTTTGGTGCAGAAAATGATCCTTCCATACCTTCTGATGTTGCTTTAAAGGCTTCTGCTTTTGCAAATGGAAGAAAAGCCATTTATTGGTTGACTATTTTCGGTTCATCTGCACTCAACACTTTAGATAATTCCTCCATTGCTTATCAAATTGAGAAATTGAAACACGATAGCACAGCTATATTTTATGGAGATTTAGACGCATCTATACCTAACATTTATACAGATGTGGCTTGCGCATCTATTGCTTGTTCTGTAGACTATACACAGTACAACACCTATCTTACACTTGCTTATAAGTCTCCCATTGGTGTTTTTCCTGTTAATGTTGAAGACAGAGATTTTGAAGCATTGAAGTCTAAAAATGTGAATGCTTATATTAATAGTGGTGGCAGAACATGGATACAAACAGGGTCTATGTCGGATGGCCATTTCATTGATCAGATTCAAGGTCTTATCTACTTTAGAAAAGCCATAACAAATGATCTTTTTAATGCACTTGAAACCTCTTTGTCTATACCTCAAACTGAATCAGGTATGACAAAAGCCATCTCAGTGATTAACGATTCGTGCCAACGAATGGTAAAAAGTGGCTTTCTCGCGCCGAATGTGTGGCGTGAAAATGGTGTAGGCAAAATAAAAACAGGAGATACCCTCACAGAGGGGTATTATATCTATTCTGATCCTATTGCCTTACAGTCTGATGCAGATAGACAAGCGAGAAGAGCACCAACTATCTATGTATTGGCAACAGGGGCGGGAGCATTACAATACTTCGTACCTATTGTTTTAGAATATCAAGCATAATTAGAGGATTTTTATGGCTATTGACAGTACACTTTCTACTTACAGTGCACAGGACATCGATTTGTACTATAACATTGCAGGGATTGCACCTGTGCATATTCAAAGTCTTGCGGATGGTGATGCCATCAAAATAACGAGGAACGTCGATTTAGCCACTATGCGCGTGGGGATCCAGGGCGCAGCTGGAATCTCTATCTCCGCCAATAAATCCGGAACAGTAACAGTTTCTATCCTTCAGGATTCAGAAACTGACTTTTTACTCACAAAGCTCTTAAATCTACAAACAACAGCGGGAAGTACACTCCAATTCGGGACATTAACTTTACGAAATTTGAAAAGTGGAACTTTGGGGACGGGTCAAGGATGTTATTTTCAAAAACAACCCGACTACACAATTACGGGAGACAATTACCCAACGAGGGAATGGATTTTCCTTTGTGCATCTCTTTCACTGCTCTAGGAAAGAAATATGCCCGATTCAATCGATGGAAGTGGATATCATAAGGAGTCATTCACTGATGTCTTCGACAATCTTTGCGATCAGGTTCGATCTATTTTTGGTCAAGACATAGATGTTTCTGAAGATTCCATCGATGGGCAGTATCTTGCTATTTTTGCGGCAGCTAGAGACTCCTTTTCAGAACTGCTTCAAACTATTTACAATGCGCGCTCCCCGCAAGGGGCAGTTGGTGATGACTTGTCACGTCTGTGCGCGTTAAATGGGGTTACACGAAAAAAAGCAACGTATTCTCGCGTTTCTTTGGAGGTAGATGGTACTCTGGGAACACTTGTGCCACAGGGGACAAACATACAAAGTACGGTTGACGAGTCTATTATCTTTGTGACAGACGAAGATGTTCGTCTCGGATCATCCTTAACACTTATCCCCGCAACTTGTACGGCTATAGGATCTATTGGGGCTGCCCCCAATACCTTAACAAAAATTGTTAATCCTGTATATGGGTTAGGAAGCGTTACAAATCCAAATAGTGCAATTGTAGGTGAGCCAGAAGAAACAGATGCTGAACTTCGACAGCGGCGCCTTGCTTCTGTTACTCTACCTTCCCAGGGGCTTGTGGATGGTATTTTGGCTGAAATTTTACAAACAAAAGATGTCAGCCAAGCGAAAGTATACCAAAACGTTACTGATGAAGTTGTTAATTCTATACCGCCGCATTCAATTTATGCTATTGTGAAAGGTGGTGAAAATAAAGATGTTGCACAATCTATCTACAAGCACGATACGGGATTTGGAATGAAGGGTGACATTACGGTTACACTTCAAGACAGTCAGGGAGATAATAAAGATATATTGTTTTCTAGGCCACGCGATGTTGCAATTTACATTACAATATACATTCAAATATTAGACGGATTTCCTTCTGATGGTGATCAAAAAATCAAAGATAATTTGATACAGTATGGAAATACTTTGAAGATAGGACAAAAAATCATACAATCTATATTGTATACAGTTGTCAATACTGTTACTAATTTGTCCATACAAAGTATTTTAATTGGTTTGTCGACAAATCCGACAGATACGAAAGATATCAGCATGGAAATAGATCAATTACCATCTATACTTCAAGACAATATCATAATACAGCATGTTTAAAGAAAAATTCTCAAAAATTCCTTTTGTGCAAGTTGCCCTAGATCGCTTGTCCATGCATTATCATGATGGACTAAAAACAAGGGCTTTTTTGTCTGCCTTAATCGAATTGTTTTTGGATTTGCAAGATGTGGCTTTTGCAATTCCGACAACCTATGATATTGACAAGGCCACTGGTGTAGATCTTGACATGATTGGAGATATTCTTGGATTCTCAAGGAACTATGGCCTAGAACTTGATCTTTCCGATGATCTTTTCAGTTTTGATGAAGAGGATCATGCAACATCAGGTCCCGGTATGTCTGAAGAAGACGATGACAGTGTAGGCGGATATTGGAAAGAAGAAGGTGAAGGCGCCGCTGTCACTGACCAACTTTCCGACGATCTCTACAGACTGTTCTTGAAGGCAAAAACACTATCCAATCGAACGCGGTGCACACTGGAGGATATTATGACCGTATTCCGAACGATATTCCCGGATCAACATTTTTCTTTAACGAAAACTTCCCCTATGAACCTTGTCCTGCGCATTGAAAAAAAAAGCTTTCAGCCCAATATCCTCAAACTTTTAGAAACCACCGATATCATCCCGCGCGGTGCCGGTGTATCCTTGCAGTTTAAAGACTTGAGTGAGGCATGACCACAGAAGCAAAACCTGATCTTGCGCCCACATGGGCATCAAATGCAGCTGCCACAAGCATTCACAAACCCGATAACAACGAGATCGCATCCGGATGGTTACAGCCGAGTGATGAAGAGATAGACATAGGTACAGAGCCCATTCGACAGCGCGTGAATTGGTTTATGCGCTGGGCCTCTAGGTGCATCAATTACCTACTTTCTTGGGGACTGCTGCTCGAATGGGATAAGAATATCACCTATCGCGCTGGGGCCAGCGTGACCAAAAGCGGCCGTACATTTTTGGCTAAACAAGAGACATTGGGCATTGATCCATCATCAGACAACGGTGCGAACTGGAAACGATGGGGATATGAAGAAAGTGATGTGGCGACGTACTCCATCGTGGGACTGGTCAAAGTCGATGGGACCAGCATAGAGTCAAAGAATGGGGTTTTGTCGATAAAGGCGCTTGATCCACCCTCCATGACAACAGGCACGAATGGGATCGGAAGACCTGACGGTATCACGACACAGGTTGACGGTGGAGGAAAAATGAGCCTTATCCAGAAAAAAAGGATCGCAAGGCCCATTTCCTCTACGGCTTTCTTTTTCCAGACAGGCAACCAATTAGGGGCGAACTTCCCGGAAGACAAAAAATTCACCTTTCCACTCAATAGAGCTCTTGCTATTGAAAAAGACAATCAATTCGAACTTGCAAGCAGCGCGTACACGTCAGATTCTTTTTTGTTTGAAAGAGGATTTGTTTACCAATTAAAACTCATCAATATTTGGTTATGGGTTCCGGACATGTATGACGATATTTTTCCTGTCTGCATGTCATGCTATGTTTCAAACATAGGCATGGAATCAGTTCCTTTAAATGCAACGGATATTGTCTTTCATTTTACAGCAAATGGATTTTTATTCAATAATAATCAACATTTTACATCTACAGTGACATTTGAGGTGAATGAAGGCGCATCGACAAATGGATGGACATTTGGCGCTTTCACCGGATACTTAAGCCAACAAAGCCGACCTCCCTTTGTTCCTGTGGATTTTGCAAAATGCGTTGGCACGGATCCTGTCAGCAGCATTTACTATTCATTTGCTGATTTTAAGTTTTCGCAAAACCCCTCTTTAGGCGGTCCTTTTGTCCCACACAAAAATTCAGCCGGAAAATATGAAATGCTTGACTTTTCCTACTTGATAGACCAATCCCCACAAAATCCGCATCTCATGTCATTTTTAGCAATCATCGAAAAATTCCCAATCGGAGGGTAGACCTATGACAACCGAATCAAAACCAGAAACCATCCCGACGTGGGGATCATCGGCAGGGTCATCTCAACTCGTCCGCCCTACGGATGACGAAATCAAACAAGGATGGCCTGCGCCTCTTGGTGATCAGAAGGGTACCAAACCCAAGCGACAACGCATGAACTGGATCTTTAACTGGATCTCTGGTTGGTACAACTATTTCGTTTCTCGGGGCACCTTGATGACTTGGGATGCAAGCATCACTTATGGGCCAGATGCCCGTATTGTCGGATCCAATGGCAAGACCTACAAGGCTTTGGCCGAAAATCTCAACAAAGACCCTGTCTCTGATGACGGGAGCACATGGATCCGCTGGGGATACGGAGCTGATGATGTGGCCACAGCCACAAGCGTGGGATTGGTCAAGCCAGACAATGTGTCAGTGTATATTGACAATAACGGAAAGTTGTCGTCGTCAAGCTCGACTGTTCCCACCATGACACTAACAAATAATGGGATCGGAAGACCTGACGGGGTAACCATTACAGTCGATGGCACTGGAAAATTTAGCGCCGCCACACAAGGAATTGCGCCTAATGTTATAAACACAACTGGTTTTTTGTTTAAATTAACAGGTGCACAAAACTTTGATTTTCCGCTTAATCGCAATATTACTTTAGATTCATCATATCAATTTCGGTGGGGAAATCCTTTTTTTATATATTCGATGGCCTTTGAAAAAGGATTTTTGTACAACTTAATCATATATGATATATATTCAAATAACTTTTCAACTATTAAAGTAAAAAATATAAATATAGATAAATTTGATTTTAATTCCTATAAACTACGAATAGGTTTTGACTTTTCAAGTAATAATCAAACGTCGGTCACTTTTCAAAAGAACGATGGGACACAAAAAATAGGCTGGGCCTCTTCGCATAATGCGGGAAATACTGCAACATTTTTAGGAGACATTTTCATCGACAGCTACCAATCAGATCCTATTATGGAAAAAATATTTTACTCAACGCCCGTATATGACAATGGAGCATTTAGCGCGGTTACCCCAGTTCTCATCCCAAGATTTATGGGTTCAAGCTCTATTCTTCAGGATTTGTCGAAAATATGGACAAGTGGAACTAAATTTTGTACAATAGTCCTTATTGAGAAAACAATTTTATGACAACATTTCAAACGAAAACATTTAATCAGCTTCCGAAAGTATCCCCGCAGGATGCAAAGCAAGTGCTCGTTGCAACGGACGATGGAACAGATGGCAGGGCATCCATCGTGGACTTAATCGAACAAAATCAACCCAAGAATCCAGGCGTGGATGCAAAAGATGTTGTTTTTGACCAAAGTATCAGCGGATTGGGTGAAAATGTTCAGCTTGCCCTAGAGCATCTGGATCAACAGAAAATCTCGTCTATCCCTGTAATGTCTAAGACAAATGCAGGAGTTGCGCGCCTCGGGGATGGATTGTCCTTAGACGTAGATGTTTTGTCGGTAGATACAGATGCCCTCAATATCCCACCAGAGTACACGCTGCCGGTCATGAGTGAAAATACTATTGGTGGAGCAAAAACTGGAGATTATGTCTCAGTTAAAGAATCAAATAAATTAACTCTTGATTTCGACAGC